TAGCCATGCCTTCCATACCAGTTGTAGCAACACTATCAACTGTGGTAAAACCAGTTGTAGCAATGCTGTCAGCAGTTGCAAAGCCTAAGCCAGCCACTGTGGTGGTTGCATTAAGTCCTGCGGTAGCAATATTTTCATTAGCAGTAAATCCTGCTCCTGCAATACTGTCAGCAGTAGTAAGTCCTGCTACACCAAGTGCCACAGTTTGGTCACCTGCAACATTAAGTGCATTAAACCCTGCAATAGCAAGATCAGCACTACCTGCAGCGGCGTCAGCCCACTGTGCACCTAATCCTGTAACCATGTTTTGCTGACCTAACTGAATTGCTTCGTTAGATGCGAAACTGGCCATCTGGATTTCTTTAGCATTGTTTGATGCGTTTTTAGCCACATCTGATTGAATCCACAGTCCACCCAAAGTTGCAACAGGAGTTGCCAAAACTTGTGCCCACTTCAGAGCAGAGTCTTCAATAAAGGCTGGTTGGATTGTTTCGTCCTTGTTCATGGCGATTGCCATAGTTGCCATTGCTTTTGCGGCCGGGTCTCCACCATTAGCAATGGTTGCCAGGGCACGGTAACGTGCTTCTGACTGTTGAGCTTGAGCTTGAGCTGCTTGTTGGACAGCGAGATAGTAATCGGTTCTGGCCCCGGCGCCAGCACACGCACTCATTGTCAAACAAACAAACAAGGCAAGCATAGTCTTGATATAGTTCATGATCATGTCCTCATGTGTTTGTGTTTGTAAACTACTTGTCTATGCACCCCGTTAGAGACGCATACAAAGTAATTCACCAGGCCATGATACCACTGTAGCCAATGTTTACTATACAACTAAAAGATACTTATGTCAAGCACCTTTCGTGTAGTTTTTATCTTGGTAAAACGTTAAAATGTCCGAAAGTTTGCTGTACACATACTGCTTGCCAAAATGCATCTTCTTCTGCACTGTGCAAATCCTGCTGTATTGCTTTGCGTGGATCTGCTGGCATCATATTGAATATTGTTCTACAATCACATACTTGCCAGTATGCCCAATTCATATGATGCTCAAATTGCTTGAATAGGTCTTCCAGTATAACCATGTCAAACTGTGGGCCTTGGCACCACACTTTATCTACACCTACTAAAAACTTATTTAGATCTTTGAAAAACACACTCAAATCAACACGACCTTGCTCTGTGAATGTGCTTTCGCGAATATGCTCTTCCTGTCGGCTCCACCATTCTAGTGTGCTTTCTGATGTTGTTCTGCCTGCTAAAAGTTGTTCGTCTACACTGGGTCGCCATAATGTTTTAGCGAAAGGTTCTTGGCCGCCAAAAGGATCAAACTTTACAGCACCCACACTGAGTACTACACTGCTAGGCTGTGTATCCAGAGTTTCAATGTCAATCATTGCATGAATAGTCATAGTTATATAATACTTGAATTAAATGTGTCTGTCAAGCAGATTCTGCAGTCTGATAGCAAAGGATTTGTGCCCGGAGGTAGTTAGATGAAAACCTTCTGTTCGATCTTCTTTGTATTCTGGATCCATGGTTGTAAGGAATGTTTTTACGTCGAACCAGGGCGGTACGAAGGTGTTCTCATTATGCATGCCACCAAAAATTTCTATGCTTGGTATACCCACATTAAAAACACGTGGTGTAATTTTTTTGATTGTAGAAACGGCATGATCTATGTACATAAACGTCTGCAAATTTACATCTACTTCATTATATACATGAGTATAATATGCTTTAGATAATTCTTCCTGTTCTATTAACCAACTACCTATTTGTTTTATATGGTTAACCAGGAAATCGCTATTATTTTTTCTTGCATATCTTTCACAAATTTTGTTATGATATTTTGTAAGTATAAAACTTCGGTCAGGATTACTCCAGGCTAAAATTACTAAGTCTGTGGGTTCGTAACGAAAGTGTGTGGCTAAATGCCAAATTCCTTTGTTGGAGAAACCTGGTATTGCTAGATTTACTGTTTTCCTTTGTAACAACTCGCCCAGTATAAAAGGCCAACTATCAGGGTGTGGTCTAGGATCGCGTGGATTCTTGTTGGGGTCTAAATCTGCTCCGTATGAAAAACTATCACCAAATACAACAAGACGTGGTTTTGACATGTTTTATAAGGTCAGTGTTTCTTCGTCTGATATTTTTTTCTTAGACTTACTTACAGAGGCTAACTGACCTGCTCCTTTAACACCTTTCTCCCATACCATTTTTTCAAATGGGTTTTGCTCACCTGCCTGTACTCGTGCCCACCACTCGCTTGGTTGACCAATTTTATCCAAGAACCAGGCAATTTTAAATGCACTCTTAACTCTGCCTTGTTGCATGCTTGGGTGTCCGAAATCCTTTGGATCTTCAGGATTGCCTTCCATGTACTTGCGGTTTTGGAAAGTTTCGTCGTCATTATTACCAGTGATGTCAGCCCTGTCATGAATAAACTCAACATCAATACGCTCAAAAATATCCAGCATGTATGCAATGTGGCTAAGCCACGCATCGTTCTGTGCATTTAAACTTAAATGATCCATAAGTTTAAACCAGTCAATAGGAACAATGGGCAATATAGCATAAGGATGCCCTTCATGATTATCTTTAGGACCTAATAATTTAAACTGCCCATTATAACTTTCAATCACATCGTCCCAACCTTCAGTCACCATCAATGCATCATCATTCCAAAAGAATAACCATTCTCCTGTTGCACTTTGAGCTAGGGTGTTTACATAGGTGTGCAAGTTTTCATAGCCCAGAGGCTTAAAAACATTTGCCTTGCACTCTATTTGTAATGAACGCAAATACTCAGCCACATCTGCTTTAATAAAGTCTTGAACTTCTTTATCGTCATCATCAATACCCAATAAAATTTCGACTCGTCTAGGATTACTTGCTTTATCTAGTAAAGATTTTAGACTGTTTAGTAGGACTTCTTTTCTTCCGCGGGTAGGTAATAGTACACTAATGATGGTATCAGGCATCAAGAATTACCTCCAAAGAGTTTTCTAATATTTCCTCTGAATGTGTAATGTCCAACATGGTTAAGTGCTGTACGTGGATCTAAGTAAACTTCACCGCCCATGTTTTGCCAAGTTCTACAGAACATATAGTCCTCGGATAAGTAACGTCTGCTTTCAGGATCAATAATTGTGTCAAATAATGCGTACATGTAGGGTTCAAATTTTTGGTCTACATTGATATCATTAACATATTTCATTTCAGGATGAGCGTCAAACATCTTCTGTATAACTTCCTTCTTGATGCACATAAATCCTGTGCCTGCATCTTTAAGTTTAACAAGATTATCTATAATCTGAACCTGTGGAGTTCTGTTACCTTCTTCATCTTTGAGAAAATCAAAATTTACAACATAGTTAGAACTATGTCCTTCAATAGTATCACCAGTTTCACTAGTATCACGTCTGGATGCTTCAACAATACTGTTCCAGTTAATAGCCTTTTTAGGATAAGCACCCACAACAATTGGTTTGTCGTATGCAACCATTCTTAAAAGGTCTTCAGGATTAAATTCAATATCAGCATCAATAAAGAACAAGTGTGTTGCCGCTTTATTTTCCATAAAGAAACTGACCAGTGTGTTACGCCCACGTGTAACCAAACTCTCATTAGCCAGTGTACTAACTGTAAAAGGAATATCGTATTTGTTACACAAAATAGCAAGACGCATCATACTTCTAAAGTAAGGCTCACCAATCTGACCACCATAACAAGGTGTAGCAATAAAAATGTGTTTTTGTCTAAGTAATCCAACCGGAATTTCGATTTTTGCATCAAGCAATCGATGCATTACATCACTATCTGCCTGCTTGGGTGCAACATTTTTACTGACTAACTTTTGGCTGTTCTGAGCTTTCTTTGGTTGTGTTTGTTTTTTCTTACGCGACATTAGGGTGTCCTATTAATAGTTATGTATGTACTTATAAACATGGAGCGGGAAACCAGGTTCGAACTGGCGACCTTCTGCTTGGCAAGCAGACGCTCTACCAACTGAGCTATTCCCGCACGTCTATATTTAAGCCTATATAAAGTTTTTTTGTTTTAAAAACGGTAGTATTACTTCCTCTGTGAACAACTTATGCTGTAAACTAGAAGGATGTTCACCACCATAACGTTCTATATCTTGAGAGGAAAATTTTCCAAATTCATCTCCCAAATCTTCCCTAGTAGTTTGTCCCATAAAAGGCAAGTTTGTATGATTATAACACCAATTTAAACAGCCGTCAACAGGCAACCATGAGGTAAAATCTATTAGATCTTTCATCCAATTTATATTTTTGTCATCGTCATCATCAGAGTGGAATACACTGCTAGTATATGTGGTCATGAAATAATCTATTCCTAGATTTTTTAGGAAACTTTGTGTATTTAAAATTAACTCATAAGTTCTAATCTGCAGTGCGGTTACATCTGCATATCTACTAGTATAAAAATTTTCAGCCCAATCTGTACTCCAATGGGAATTAACATATACCCATCCACCAGTAGCACCTGGTATAAAAGTTACAGGATTTTTTTGTCCGCGAGCCGAATCCCAATTATCTATGTCGGGTAGTTCAGTAGCGTCTGAGGTATACCAGTCCATCCTGCCTGGGCCACTCCACATTATACCCACTAAAATTTCTTCTGGTTTATATTCTTGCAGTGCTTTATAAATTGAATACAATGTACGTCTGTATATTAGTCCATTACCCTGACAACCCATACCGCTATGTATACCTTTAAGTTTTAGTTTCCCTTCTAGATATGTTGTCCAATTAGACCCGTTAACGGGACTAGGACCGGGTTCTGAAAAACTACAACCAGAAGTAATTAATAATTTTTTCATTAGAATCTTTTTCCAAATAATGGTGGAGACATACTATTGAATCTGTCATTAAGTAATTGTTTGTCACCTTCTATTTCCATTATAAAGAAAGAGTACTCCTCTGCTTCTTCTATTTTTTGTTCACTTAACTTATATTCTGGCAAAACGGTGTTTATATATTTTGCATAATCTCTGGGTAATGGATGGTAATCCTTCTGTTCACCATAAGTCCAAGGCTGTGTCCAATCATAGTTAAATATAGTTTTGTGTATACTAGGCTTTATGAAATCAAGTGTTTCTCTGTATTCATAAATCACTTCATTTATCGGCGCAGTCTCATACTCGTATAGTTGTTTTAGTTCTACCATAGATAAGAATTCAAAATTACACCCAGTTTTTTCTAAGAATTTTTTAGTTAGATGTATTTGTGCAAAATCTCTAATATAGCACCCCCTAACATCTATAAAGTTTTCCACAAAACCCTCAGGATATTCCTTGCAAAATATAACATGGCCTTTGGTATACCATGAACCGTTTAACCACCGGTCTTCTCTCACACAATTGGTCCACATAATTATAATGGTATCATCCTCAGTAAATTTGTGTCTAACATCTGCTTCTGCAACACTGCATGCTATACCCAAGTTACCAAAACCTGACAGACCCCAATTATAAAACTCATCAAATTGATCTGATATCAAATCTGCCCACGTGGGCCATTCATATTGTGTAAAACTACACCCAAAGGTAAATAACCGTCTCATGTGATCAGCCCTTGAACTATGTCATATATGATTTTGTTTGCCCGGTCATCAGGATGACAGTAGTCAGGAAACATTCTTGAATGAGCCATTGCGTTCTGTACTTGCTCCACTTGGTTAATGTGTAATTCAAGTTCCGCATTAGATACTTTTAAATTTTCTGCATAAACACTTTCGCCGACACCGAAAGGATTGGGCAACTGTTGGCCTGTGATATGTGCTCTAAGATTTTTAACTACATGCAATGGAGATAAGTGCTTACTGAACTCAGGCTCAACTATGGGAGAATAACCTTCCATAACTATTAGATTTTTTATGTCCAAGTTTTGTAATATCTGTTTTATCTGTGCATAAGACATATCAGCAGCTGCATGTAATCTTTCATTCGAGCATTTACTAGCCCTCCATTTACCTATTACTTCGTATGCATCACGTATCATGCTTGTGTGATACCATATGCAGTAGTCATTATGTTCCCAATTACTAAAATTTTTAAAACCTTCATACTGCCGTTCTAATCTTTGAAATGAATATATGTTGGAACCACCGTTTTGTCCCATGTTCAAAACACTATGGCCATCATCTACTAGTAATTCAGAAAGGTGATTACGAGCACGCCAACCTGGTTGAGGTGTAATGTAATTAGGGACTGCCCAACTGTCTCCAATGATTATTATATTCATGATATGTACTTAATGTGGTGGAGCCGACAGGGGTCGAACCTGCGACCTTCTGGATGCAAACCAGACGCTCTCCCAACTGAGCTACGGCCCCATTTTGATATTTATAGGTGAGTATTAAATCTAGATGGAAAAAGTGACTGATTCACCGCAACCACACGCACTATCCGCTAATGGTGCTTTGATTTCTATATACTGTCCTGCGACACCTTTTACTAGATCCACGGTGCTACCAGCAAGATACTGTTTGCTGAGGGTGTCCAACCAAAAAGTCCATCCTGTATACTCTTTGGTATAATCTGCAAGATTGATATCTGATATATCTTCAATCAATTGCCAATCATACATAAACCCTGCACACCCACCACCAGTCAATCTTAATTTCACACCCAATGCTTTTGCTTCTTCTGTTTGTGCAAGGAAGTGAGCTTGAGCATTTTCTGTGATGGTGATCAAATCACTATTAGGATTAAAAGTTTCTACTTGCATATTGGTATTTATGATTTTCAGAAATTGCAGTCAGAAAAAATGCGCCAGGGTATGACGCATTCTTTTTATCTTTCGTTTGGTCTTTTAGAAACAAATTCGTTAAGTTTTTCTGCTTCCTTGATAACATCTTCAGTCGTAGGCATATCCTCAGCCTTGGTTGCTTTAGCCTGAAGAATATCTTTTGCTTCTCTTACCAAATCCAAACGGATTTCGTATGGTGTCTTGTTGGACATTAGTTACTCCTACTAAATAAATTCTTATAGCAATATTTATCTATATGGAGTTTTATAATTAAAGCAGTACTTTGCTACCAGTCAATCTCGTAAGTGTTTGATTCTTTGACATCATTTTCATTACAGAAGTCTTGAATTTCTTCAAGTACACTTCTGAAATCTCCCTCTACTTCTATGTGTGTGCCTTTGGTTAGCACAGGCCCAAACCATTTTTCCTCGGCTGAAATTAATGCTAGTGGGCGTCTGTATCTGGTGTTGAATTCATCATACATGCCAGTTTCACTTGCTAAATGCATGCGTAGGGATTCGAACCCAGTTCGTTTGATAAAAGGTGGCAGGAGGTCTAGTCCAAAAGAATTGTAGTATGCCTTCTTATAATTTACTGAGCTTTTTTGTAATGTATTTTTAGACATATTAAACACCATGTTGTTGTCTTTAATCACATCAATGTTATGTCGTAGTGATGCATACAATATTACTGGAGTTAACATAAACGGATTTTTAATAACAGTTGCTCCTAACTCTTTACCCAGTAAAGAATAAGGACCAGTACTTCTGATATGCATTGTGGAATCAAACACTGCTTTGTGTTGTATGCTTTTTTCTGGTACGTGAGGACAAATTGCTATGCCATCGCACATACCAATAAAAGGAATATCACCACCCAGTAATATTGCACCGTCTGTTGGTGCATGTTTTTGTATGGCATTAAGGTGAACTGATACTTGTGGACTCACACTTTTAAATGTTCTGGAGAAATCTACCAGGTCATTTTCTAGGAAGTCATATATCTCATGCTCAATTACTTCATATGATAGATCTAACTTTTGAGCAAGTTTGATTGCATTATAAACATCCTGACTATTAATAGTTGTGCCTTGCCACGTAAAATCAAATATAATAGCATGTACATTTTCGTGATATTTCTTGGCTACAGCAGCACTAAACTGACTGTCTAAACCGCCACTTAACATCACTGTGATTTTATCATATGCTTCTAATTCTTCTCCGATCATTGCACAAATATCTGTTTCATCTGTGTGATCGCTGAACATCATAGTCTTTCCGGTAGTATAATCTATGCTGACCGTAGTAGGATTTCCGTATTCGAGTATCATTAAATAAACCTTAATTGTTGATTTCCGATAAATACTTATATAAAATATTCACTTAAACTAATTTTTTAGGAATCATAAAATGGCGACATACATTATTAAACTCAATAGAACATCGTTTGTTGACCGCACAGCCGCTGAAGCCGCGGTCACAGATACAGGTGCATCTATTGATGAGCTTATCCAGATACCTTGGACATTTAGAATTACTGCTACTGCTGAACAATTAGCAGCTATTCCTAATGTAGAGTATTCTGAAGATACTAGCACTTCGCTTACAGCAAGTGTACAAAATTATAACATTAATCATTTAACAACACTGGTAGATCCTAGTGGTGTTTCGGCAACATATACACCTAGATTTAGCGCAGCTGGTTCATCGGTTTATCTTGTAGACACTGGGTATGATGTAGATCATCCAGAATTTAGCGGTGCAAACATAGAGGAGCATTGGACAAACTTTAGTGATGATCCTGCTATACCAGATTACGACGATACCGTAGGTCATGGTACTGCGGTAGCAAGTATGATTGTGGGGCAAAACATTGGTGTAGCACCAATGGCGGGACTAAGAATTTTAAAGTTATTTAATGCAAGTTCTAATAGTATTACTGTTGGAGAGATTGCGGCGGCACTAACTTCTATTATTAACCACCATGTGACTGTTGGTAGAGATACTGCTAGAGTAGTATGTTTGCCTTGGGTTATAGAGCAAAATAACTTGATTGACGCTATAATCAGTGACATGATGAGAGAAAACTTAGTTGTGGTGTGTGCAGCTGGTAACGATGGAGTTGAAGTTAACACTAAAACTCCTGCAGGCGTAGACAATGTGATTACAGTTGGTGCTCATGATTCCGATTTTAATGTTGCAGCATTTAACAACTTCCCATATGGTGCAGACAGCGGACCATTTTACACAAACTATGGAGCACAAGTGGATATTTTCGCTCCGGGTGTAAATGTTTCAGTAGCAACAACTGATGGCTCATATGCAAATGCAGACGGTACCAGTATTGCGGCAGGTATTGCAGCAGGCGCGGCGGCTATTTTGGTTGACTCATATCCAGACAACGTTGCTGACAGCATTAAAAACATCCTTATTGCAGAAGGTAGCACTGATGGTGCATCACTACTAAACTTTGCTAGTGTGGCTAATGTGGATTACAGTCAGGTTAACCGTTCCATTACAACAGTGGAAAGTTCAACAGCAGCAAGTTTTGCGGTATTACCGTCAGGTGATTTGATTACTATGCAACGTGGTAATGTTGAGAACACAACTATTGGTATTAAAGCAGAAGCAACAAACGTAGAAGTACTAGAGTTTGCTCCTCTACCTCCATTTGCTAACTTAGACCTAACAACAGGTGTTGTTAACATCAATACATCTTCACTAGATGCTAATGCAGCACCAGGTGTTTACTTGTTTGCTGTTAAAGGCGAAATGGCAGGAGAAGTTAGTGTTGAAGAATATGCAATTAAGTTGTACAACACTGATGCAACAGAACTAGATGACGGCGCTAACGTTAGTTCATACTACTATGACGCTGACAACAATGAGTATGATGCGGTTGTTAACTACCAAGTTAGTACTGCAAAGTTCTAAAAGTTATATAAAAATAAAAGAAGGCGCTCAGCGCCTTTTTTTATGACTTGAATTTGTAAGCCAGTGTAAATAGTGTTATGATAGTAGATCCCACCACAAAAAATCAAATATATGATCCCACGTCACCACAAGGTGAATGGTATGCCCACAGATGGGGCAGAAGAGATTATCCAGATGTCGAGTTGGTTAACGACGACCTAACAACACTATATTGTAGGCCCACAGAGCCGTTACATTTAAAATGTATGTATGGAGATCCTGCTGATTGGACGGATTTGGATCGTTTCCTACGTGCTAAAAACTCTTTTATAGTTATAGTGGATTCTTATGGAATGTTTAAAGAGTCTACACTAAGAGTATTAAAGAGGCAAGAGCGTGAAGTGAACATCTATATAGATGGCTGGGAAGATACTATGGGTAAAGTTTTCTTGGGTCAAGATTTTGAAACTGTTAAGTCCTCTATAATGGAACTTAAAGACGTAAAACGCAATGGTAAGCCAGCACTTGTTGTACATTATAATTTATATCAACACAACATAGAAGATGCTAAAAAATTCTGCCAGTTTGCTGAAGATGAAGAAATTGCTATAAGGGTGTTTCCAGGAAAACACTGTAACGGTTATTACCATAGTGTTATAGACGAGAATTCCAATTGGTTATATGATGTGTTTCCTGTACACTTTGAAGGTTTACAAGAACACGAAATGCTAATGGCAGTAACTGAACACCAATCTAAGTTTTACCCTATTCCAGAACCGGATCCAGAGTTATCCAGACTGCCTAAAACTATAGAGGCATACAATACTCTAAGAACTTTTATGAAGCCACCTGAAGGTGTAAGTATTTTAGATGGGGCATTAATAACAAAACTGTTTCCAGACAAGCAATATAAAATACATCTTACCAGAGAAATGCTAGAAGATACTAATAGGTATCTTTGTCCAACAGGACACATTCTGCCTAGCATGGCGTTGGGTGTTTCTTTTATGAATATGTTGTGCACAGACTGGCGTTTTGCTAAGTCAGATGTTGTCAAACCTAATGGACAATTTCTTTCTTATGCTACTGATGATGGTTTAGATGATTACAGAATGCGCCTGTTACACTACGCACAAGAAATTAGTAAAATAGATTTAGATAAAATTAAAATCCAACTTGCACGGTAAGTGACCCAGTTGTAGGAACATGTGCACATGTCGCTGGACTCATTCCCTGAACAGTAATTCCTTTACCCATAGCTCTAACAGTTGTTGATCCTTTAACTACTGTTGCTTTAGCATGCGGTGGTGAGCCATGAGCAGAAATTTTGTCAGTTTCTGTGCTAACTGGTTTAGCGTTTACCAGGACTGTGGGGGCACCGGGACCAAGTATAACACCGGTTAAATATTTGTCTTGTAAAACTCTACATGCTCCTGGCATCTTTTACTCCGGTGGATTGTTGTGACCCATCATGCTGTCATCTTTCTTTTGCATCTCTTCGATCCAAGTAGTTGTTCTACCTGCTTTCTTTTCTTCCCAGTCTTGGATAGCACGTTTGATCGAATCTTCTGCTAACACTGAACAGTGTATTTTGATAGGCGGAAGTTCTAATGCATCAGCAATTTCTTTGTCTTTGATTTGTTTGGCTTCTTCGATGGTTTTGCCTTTGAGCATTTCCACAAACATACTGCTAGAAGCAATAGCACTACCACAACCATATGTTTTAAATTTAACATCAAGGATTGTGTCTGTTTCTGGATCTAGTTTAAGGTCTAATTTCATGACATCTCCACATGCAGGAGCACCAGTCATTCCTGTAGCAACTGTGGGATCTTTAGGGTCAAATCTACCTACGCCGTGTGCCGCAGGATTATTTGTTACGTCCTCAAATCTTTTTACTACTTTTTCTGAATATGCCATTAATTACTCCTCTACTAGTTCAGCGTCTACTGTCTCCTTGGCAAGATTCTCACTTGCAATTACTTCCTGATACTCTTTAGCAATAGTAACAGATGTTTGATGTAAACTCACTACAGTGTTCGAGTTAATGGCAATGCCACTTTGATCACATGTTAGTAAGTAAGGAAGTAGTGTCACTTCATTGTTATTTATCACTACTAGTCTGGGTTCGTTAACAATATATATTTGAGAGTCTAGATCTACGCCCAATAGTGTACCAATGATTTCCTCTCCGGAAATTCCTCTGATTGTTATTACTTTACTTAAAAATTCTGTTGCGTCTATCATAGACTGTCGCCCCAACCTTCAGAGCATTCATTTAATTTTTGTACTAAATCTTCATGTTCTAACTGCTTGAGTCCCTGGTATCCACCTTCAACAAATATCTCTCCTTTATAATAAATCTGTGGTACTGTTCTATGTCCTGCATTTATAATCATTTCTCTTGCATTTGTATCTTCCATGATATTGATTTCTTCATAAGCGATATTTTTTGTGTCTAGAAGTCCTTTTGCCATGGTACAAAAAGGACAATCATTTTTACTGTATACTGTTAACATTATAAACTCATTCCTTTAAATGTGTCCTCAGTTACGTCTTGCTTGGTGCCGCCAATAACATAAGAACTAATTTCTGTTTCTTGTGGTGCAACTTGCACCTCTCCACCAGAGATCCATTTTTGTGTCCACGGTAGTGGATTACTTGCACTTACACTGTATGGTGCTGTTAATCCTACTGCTCTCATACGTTTTGCAGCAATCCATTCCACGTACTCTTTCAATAATTGACTATTAAGTCCTATCATTGATCCATCTTTAAACAAGTATTCAGCCCAATCTTTTTCTTGCTTTACTGCATCCATAAACAACTCTATGCAAAGATCTTCTGTTTCTGTTTTAATCTTAGCAAAGTCTTTATCATCTTGCGGTAAGAATTTCAGCATTTGCTGTGTACTAGCCATATGCACGTTTTCATCTCTGGCTATTAATTTAATTATCTTGGCATTACCTTCCATCTTCTTTAATTCGGCAAATGCCCACGAACAAGCGAACGACACATAAAAGCGAACACCTTCTAATATGTTTACACTCATAAGTGCTAACCATAATGCTTTTTTATGCTCATATGTTCCATACTTTTTATTTTTTGGATTGTTACAATCAATCAGCTCATCATAATATTTTGTAATACTATTACTGCAACTAACAATTTCATTCACGTACATCATTTCATCAAACACTTTGCTTGGATCTGCATATATGTTTCTGATAATATGCGTATAACTTCTACTGTGAATAGTTTCACTAAACGCCCAAGTTTCAATCCAGGTTTCTAATTCGGGTAAACTAACAATAGGCAAGAAAGCGAGGTTAGGTGAGCGACCTTGTACACTGTCTAACAATATTTGTCTCTTTAAATTGCTGGTAAAAATATGTTGTTCATGCTCAGTTAGATCTTTAAAGTCTTTGCTATCACGACTGATGTCTACTTCTTCTGGACGCCAGAAGAAACCTAATTGTTTATCAGTGAGTTTATCAAACTGTCTGTATTTTAATGTATCATATCTTTGTATAGTTACACCACCAGAAGTATCTAAAAACATTTTAGCCTTGGTGTGGTCCTGTTTTTTTGTTGCGTCAAATACTGACATTTGTGTTCTCCATCTGCACTTGCTTTATAAAATTATAATCTGCTTTATAAACTGTTTTTAAGTATGTAATCATATCATCGCTAGTTTTTTCATAGCCTTCTGTATTATATGTTCTAAAATCATGCTCTCGTTTTATATTTATATCGTAACCTAAACTTTTAAAAATTTCTTGTATTGTGTTGTTTTGTTGGCCGGAATATGTATACCAAAATTTATGTAAAAAAGACATTGCCTTTACTGGTTTAAGGAATTCTGCAACTTCGTTCCAACTTTGTAATGCTATTGTAGCACCCTCAATTATGCCGTGGTTTTGTGTTGGTCCTAGCAAACAAAATCCATGTTTTCGTAAAACATTGATTCTACGCATATATTCCTGCCATTCTCTTGTAACTAATCCTGGTATCAAAACCCATTGTGGCGTTCCATGTCCGTCAATACACCATTCTAAATTCCTAAAATTTTCTGATGTTATTACCAACCCTTGCTCAACTGCCCGCGTCATCTGCATTGTGATATTACTTTGAGCACGTTCTAAAGGGTCTCTTAATATAACATGTATAGCCTTTATATAATTAAGTTCTAAACCGTCGCCTGTTAATTTTAATTCCTTCCATTCTTTTCTGTCTGGTAACAAACCGTCAGCCCACCCCCATCCGTTGATGAGAGTCTCCATAGTTGATGTACCATTTTTATAAGGTACTGCAACAACTATGCCTCTGTTTTCATTAACATAAATTGTAGGCTGGCAGGCACCGATATCGCTCGCAGGCTGCAAAAAATACTTTCTCATATTTTACAACTTTCACAATCATCATCTTCGACTATGATTGTGGTGAGCTCTGTAACAGATTCCTCTTTGTGTATATCTATTTCTCCTTGGCCGTCATAAGTGTTATTGTAATAAAGTTGCTTACCACCATACTTGTAAAACATAATCAAGTGTTGTAGTAAAACACTCATTGGCACTTTCTCGTCCTCAAAGTGCTCCGGATTGTAACTGGTGTTTACACTGATACCTTGGTCAATATACTTTTGCAATACAGCACAAATTTTCAAGTAGCCTTCTGGTGACTTTTGATCCCATAACAAATCATACTTGTTTTTAAGTTTAGCATACTGCGGCACAACCTGCTTTAACACACCATGTTTGCTTTGCTTGATGCTCACATAACTGCGTGGTGGTTCAATACCGTTTGTGCTGTTTGAAATTTGTGCAGAAGTTTCTGCAGGCATCAATGCCATCAATGTGCTGTTACGAATACCTGTTTCTGCTAACTGCTTACGTAATCCTTTCCAATCCATACGCTCTTGGTGTTTAACAAGTTCGTCAACGTCCTTTTTGTATGTTTGATTAGGCGTAATACCTTGCCCATATTTTGTTTCTGGAGTACCAGGGCAAGCACCTTTTTCTGCTGCTAGGTCAGCACTGGCTTTGATCAAATAATAACTCCATGCTTCTGCCCACTCGTCGACAAGTTCCAAGTTAGGATCCTGATAGTTTGTATCATTTTTAGCCAACCAAAATGCAAAATTGATAATACCAATGCCTAATGGTCTGCGTTTCATTGTGGCAAGCTCTGCGGCTAGTACTGGATATTTCTGGTAGTCTAGTAGTGCGTCTAAGCCTCGAACAGCAAGCTCGCAGGGCTTCTGGAAGTCTGATGGGCTTTTAATGTTACCCCAATTAATAGCACTTAATGTACACAATGCTATCTCACCGTTTTCATCACTTGTGCTGTTAAGCGGTGTAGTTGGTAAATCTATTTCGCAACACAAATTACTCATACGCACAGGTGCAACACTCTCATCAAAACTGCTATGCGTATTAGCATGGTCGACATTCATTAAATATACACGGCCTGTATCTTTACGCTCTTGTACAAACGAACTAAACAAATCTACTGCTTTAATAGTTTTTTTGCGTAGGCGTGTGTTACGTTCTGCAGTTTCGTATAACTCTTTAAACTTGTCTTGGTCTGCGTAGAATGCGTCATATAATCCCGGCACATCATGCGGAGAAAACAGTGTGATGTCGCCGCCACTGAGCAGTCTCTCATACATCAGTTTGTTAAACTGCACACCGTAATCCATATGACGTACACGATTTTCTTCTGTGCCTTTGTTGTTCTTTAGTACCAGCATGTCTTCAATTTCATAGTGCCAAATTGGATAGTATAATGTAGCGGCACCGCCTCTTACACCACCTTGGCTACAACTTTTAACTGCTGATTGGAATAATTTATAGAAGGGAATAACTCCTGTGTGAGTTGCGTCTCCGCTCCTAATAGGGGAACCAATTGCCCTAATACTACCTGCACCAATGCCAATACCTGCTTTTTGACTTACATACTTAACAATACTGCTGGTAGTAGCATTAATACTGTCGAGACTGTCATTAGTTTCAATAAGAACACAACTGCTAAACTGTCGTTGTGGAGTTCGTACACCAGCCATAACAGGAGTAGGAAGACTAATACGATGTAAACTAATTGCATCATAATAATCTTTAATCCATTGTAGTCTTGTTTCTGCAGGATAATCTGCAAACAATGTGGCGGCAATTAACATATATGCAACTTGTGGTGTTTCAAAAATTTCACCAGTTGCTCTATTCTGCACAAGATACTTGCCACGGAATTGTTCCATTGCAGCATAAGTTAAATTGTTATCGCGACTATGGACAATGTAGTCGCTGAGTTCATCTATTTCAGCCTTTGTAAATTTCTCTAAAATTTCTGGATCGTAAAAACCTCGATCAATGTTTACCTGAATAATATCACAAAGGCAAGGGGGCTCAAATTGTCCATATACCTGCTTACGTAAATGGTAGTTAATTAATCTTCCAGCAACGAACTGATAATTAGGTGTTTCTTCAGATATAAGATCTGCCGCACTTTTAATTAGTGTTTCTTGGATATCGCTAGATGTAATACCACTATAGAATTGTATGTGGCTTTTGATTTCTACTTCTGATGCACTAACACCTGTGATATCTTCACAGGCATAAAATACAACCTTGTGTAACTTATCGAGTTCTAGTTCTTCCTTGCGACCATCTCTTTTTGTGATCAAAATTTGTTTCGACATTTTATTTCCTGTGTTCATGTGTATTCCCGACAAGTTATTATACTACATACTACTTATCCGGTCAATCAAAAAGTTTATCTATTGTTATAATGTGAGAGGCATAGCAGACAGAGTTTTTTCGCATGTAGGATACAGGTACAACTCTGTCACGATAAAAATTATAGCAGTCGTCACCATCAACTATAACTAAGCCTTCTACTCCGTTGACATGGTTACTTATCGCGTCAAATTGTATAGTCTCAGTATTAATGATCTTTTTATGGTAGAGTGTAGCCGCTAAGACTAACGATACACCGCTCTGACAAAAGTATCCCTCAGATACAATATCAAATACATTTGGCCAACTTTTTGGTGTATAGAAATCAATATATCTGGGAAGTAACTTAATCTGAGAGAAACTTTCCAGAAGGGTTTCTAGTTCTGCAGAATTGTTGTCTTGTCTTAGTTTTCGCCAGACTGCCAGACGATCAGAAGAGCCCTGTGTGCTAGTAAACATGTTTAATTATTCTGTACTTGACCAGCGTCTAATAACATATTTCAACTTTAAGTTATTACCAAGTGAATGCACAATTTGACTGCTCAACGGATTAGTAGGGTCGGACAGTTGATTTTCCATACTTACTACAACTCTGTTTCCTGAAACAGCAGCAGTAAACTTTGGTTCAACTACAGCAGAAGTACTTCCAGTTTCCCAGTGACTACTAAATCTGTCATTAAAAATCACAGCATTGGCAGTATCTGTGAAGTCTGGTCTTCCCTGAATCGTCATTGTGCCCATACGCATATATTTGTTGGCACTTCCTAAAGGAGTTTCACTGATAGTGTATTCTATAACATAACTATCATAAACTGATACATCAACACCTATTATTTCATCACTTGCTACATCACTTTGTAAAATAGTTGTACCTTCTGTGCTGGTAAAGGACACAATTTTTTCACCAGTACTTGCTGTATCACGTGTCTGAATTTCTAAATTGTTCTTTAAGTTAATAAGGCCACGTGTGCCTTCGAAGCTGTCAGAAGCTCTGTCGTAAGCGGATTCTGCATAGGCACTATTTGTTACATAATTATAATTTGCCGCCTCTTCGCGATCACCAAAAATAATTTCACCAAAAGTGTCGTCGATTGTTAAATTATAGGTTGATAAATTATTAATCGCACTTGCATTAGAATTATATGCTGTGCCACCCAGCAGTACATTAGTAAACAAATTAACATCACGGTGCACAACCATATCGTTTAACCACTGCTCTAATTTTGCTCTAACACTGGAATTACGATCATATACACCAGCATTTAAGCCCAGTGTGCTTAATGTTGATCTGGAATCTTCAGTCAGTCTAAACGGAATACCACCCACTGCAACACTAGCATAGGCTGGTTTTTGTGTAATGTATACTGCATTCTTGGTTCCATCATCTTGCTCCAGATAGTCCATTAATGGAAATATTTGTACATCATTGTTGCCATCTTGTGCTGGTATATTAACTAATGATTTGTTTACTGTGGATACAACTTCTTTTAATGTGCTTACACCTGATAGATCTATTGCTAGAACTGGAGTAAATTTTATATTAGTATAGGAAGCCGCTAATGATGGATGGAATTCGCCCACATTAGTTGATGCTGACATTGTGTTATTTACATCAATTAAGGTACCTGGATTTCCGGTGGCGAAAAAAGTGTTACTAGCATTAACTCTGTTATATACACTATAAACTTCACTTGCAGCCAAATGACTATTACTGGCTTCAGTTATTTTAATATTTGCAACATCACTAGTTAACTCATGATTAACACTTCTAAATTGTGCTGTGGTATTTACATTACCTAAATCACCATGATTCAAATAGTACAATGAGGAAATGTTTGCAGTAAAGGTTGGTAAGGAATTACCACAATCTGCTGCTGTGGATAAGTCCACTACAAATGCATTGGTCTCTAAACTGCTAACTTTAAAGATTGAACCGTGTAATTCACAGTTTGCAGGATCACCAGTAGCGTCTAAAATTCTTACGTAATCATTTACTCTTACATCATCTATTTCATCACAAGAGAATTTGATCACAGTCCTTGTGGTGGCTGCATTACCATCATTAGTAAAACCTGAAGTTATATCAGTTGTACTCAAATTGGCGGATGCATTTCGGTTAATTTGAAAGTCTTGACCAGTTAATGCAATAGTAATAGCACCACTACCAGGAGCAACTTCGACATCAAATAGTTTATTATGAAACCAACTTCCTGCTGTTTGAGTTGTCCATACTCTGTTATATCTGTAAACACCGCGGTTAGACTCTGATACAGGGCTGTAAATATCGTCTCCTGATGATACTGTGCCGGTATACTCTGTGCTAGATGCACTGTCATCACTTCGTACAAATGAACTTACTGAGTCAATATCATCAGTTCTGGAAACTAATAAATTTCCTAATACCAATCCTGATGTTGCAGACATATTTGCACCGTGTGCTGATGCAACAATGTGCTTGTTTTGTAAACCAATATACCCCAAACCTGTGGAACCGTTAACTCTGATATTTTCCTTAGGTATATGTCTTGATGGATGAATGTTATATGCACTATAGAAACTGTCCACTGTGCTAGTGGAAGAAATTTTACCTGTGCTGATTCCTTCTATTGCCTGGATCACATTTGAGTTACTGTAATAACAGATGCTTACTTCATCTTTAGTACTAGGACGGGTTCTCAATGTTAGATAATGTGTACCATTACTATTAAAGTCTGTGCCGTCTAGTACGTAATCTGCTGTGGCACTTGGAGTATCAACAATAGCAGAGTTAGATTCAGGTATTAATTTAATACCATTTTTACAAACAGTTACATCTGTGCTAACAAATACACCTTCTGATATCTTGATGTTAGAAGCCGCAGCAGTTCTAGGTCCTTGAGCTAAATCATATCTAGCAAAGTTTACAATGTTACGTGGTGTAAATGTAATATTTGAATTAGCAGAAACCGTATGACCGCCTTCACTTAGAGTTACTGTGATAACTCCTGTGGAAGTGTTTTTAGTAACTTCAGTAACTACAATCTGCTGACCTGTTCTGATACCGGTACCAGAAACTATATCACCTACTCTGATATAACCCATTGAATCATTATTCAACTCGTTGCCTTGGAGATTAACAGTAATGCTAGTGGACAACAAGTCTGCACTTAACGTGTGTTCAAAAGGTGTGATACGTGTAGGACTAAACACAGAGTATGTGCTACTCATGTATTGTTTAGAAGGTTGTTGGCTTGCTGATATGATACTGCGAGCATCTGCAGGTTCCCAACTCTTTTCAGTTTGTATACCGTTAAATTCACCTCGTACAAATTTAATATACGGTACCTGGAATGCAATAATATTATTATTTGCAATACTGATTGTATGATCTCTAGCACCCACCGTGTTTTCAAAATAACTTACGTTATTGTATGGTGCGGCATTTGGATCAAGAGGATCACCGCCAATATAAACCTGGCGGCTATCAGTTGCTAAACCTAGTTCTCCAGGTCTTAACGGTTGTGGTAAATCTTGTTTTAGGCCACGTCTATGTTGAATACGTGAAACTATAATATTGTCGTTTTCATGTTCTGCCACTGTTATGTCTCCAATTTACATAACAGTATTTATCTGATTTAGGTAGAGTAGAATTGCGTTACCCGCTCTCCCCATTTTTCGCAGTAACTATCAAACTCATCTCCCTCAATCACAAAGTCAGCATATTTGCCTTCTCTGTCCACCATGAGTATCGCTACCTGTCTGATGTCAGAACCAAACATTTCGTTGTGTGCTAGTGCGTATGCACAACCTTGTAGGAAATAATCTTCAATCCATTCACGCTTCTTAATTTTTTTAGCAGTTTTGAAGTCAATTACGCTTTCAGTACCGTTAAACACACCAATAGCATCTGATGTACCTGCGTATAAACCCTGTGCAATCAGGCCTACTTCTACCCCATACACTTCGTCAACTTGGCTTAAACCGTTTTGTATCATGTTATCAACCGCTGTACGAGCCATATGTTGTATTAAGTTATTGCCCTGTACAACGTATTCCTCGCCCAAGACGTACTTTTCTAGGCTGTTGTGTACTTTTGTACCCCAATTGGCACTTTCTGTTGCGATACGTGTTGCTTCTGCGTCTCCTACACGTTTACGCCATGCAATTAAATGCGTCTTGTCTGCTGTTTTGTCCAGTATGGTTGTAACACTGGGTACAGGATTTTGATCCTCACCAACATATTGTCTGCCTGCTGGTGTTTGCACACGTTTTAAATTAGGATAGTTGTATTTGTTAACAATCATGGGAAACCTTTAGTCAATAGTATATTCTATAACTAATTAGCTCATCTGTCAAGAGCATTCAGTATTTTATCGGCTATGTAAGCATGACCTTCAATGTTAGGATGTTCTCGATCTCTGCATAATAAATTTCTATCTGTAATGGTTAGTGGGTCTGTTGGTGAAAATAGACAGGTATTTTCTGGTATAATATTCTCTGGCGCATGTAATTCTAGTGGACTATAAATGGGCAGTATATATAATTTTATGTTGTGAGCCACACAAGTGGTATAAAATGCATTATACAAAATTGTATCATTATAGAGTGCAGACCTGGCTACCCATTGTTGTTGTTCGGTTGGTAAATGATACAACATGAAATCCACATCTTTTTCAGTTACTGAGTCATAATAATGCGTTCTGCCTATGGGTAATGTGCACAAAAATGCTGTTACATCATTATGTATGTTGTGCTCAGATTTTATATATTTTAACAGTTTGCTTAGAGCAAATCCTATACTGGATGCTGGTTTTGAAAAATTTAATACGTTTCGATTTCTTTGTGCAGATACCAGTGTGGGGAATCTATTGCGTTTTTGTGTCTGGTTTGAAAATGCTTTGAAAAGTGTTCTGGTTTGTACCGTTTTAGGCTTACTTTCGGTCTCTGCTAGACTAGTCCCAGCAGGATAACTGCCGCCAAACCATAAATCTAATCGTTGCATAATATATCATCACCATGATATGTTCCACGTAATGGTATCAGTAGTGACAGTGTTTTGTTTGATTTTAACTCCGTAACCGCGGTCGGTAAAATATTTTTGTACGTAATCTATTTGGTCTAGTATGGATCTGTCTTCTGTGATACCATAATATGCTTTATAGTATACATTACTGTCTGTCATTGTGGTGCCGCTTGACACATTAGCATAAAGCACACCAGCATCTATATTTGCTAACACAGCACTTTCGATATGTCTAACTTCGCCATGGATCACAGTGTTATTTCTGGTATCAAGTCTGGCTTGTGTTGCATTTACAAATATGTTTGCCATTATTGTGGTAACTCCGAGTTTATGTCTTGCATAGCCTGACTGCCTGCCATAGCACCCACATCCGGTGGTATATCTGCTACGCTGACATCATCAGGCAATTCACCTATGTTTATTTCATTGCCATTAACATCTTTCGCATATCCACTCTGAGTTATTGCTTGTATGAGTTCCTGATCGGTTACCACGTAACCTTGTTTAGCAAGTAGACCCTTAAATTTCTCTGTGGATATTTTAGTAACGTTTTTGCTATCAAGTAAAACCAGTATGTCTTGAACCATTTTGATCAGGTCGTCAACATAACTTTCTTTAACTGTGATTTCGTTAATTAGCATGTAATTAAACTTCTGCTCTACCCATTGGCTCTTCTTCTGGACCAGATGCTGCAGGAATATTATCTACAGGCTCTTCTAATCCAGCGTCAACACCTGGTTCAAGTCCTAAGTCTGTTTCTACATCACCTGCTGGTGCTGGTTCCATAGCAGTGTCGCCTAGGCCACCTACCATTTCGCCACCTGTTAAACCAGCAACAGATTGATCTAAACCTGCTTTAACTGCTTTAGTAGCATCTAAATGTCCAGCAAGTAAACCATTTGTTGCATCTACAAAACTTTGTGCTTGAGTTGCACCCATTTCTGCTCTCATTTGATCTGCAATAGCAGGTAAGTCTTCATTCATCATACGACCTAATCTTTCAACTTGATCTTGGATGTCGTCTGCTAATGCACGAACAGCCATAACAACTTCTGCTTGTTCAACGTCTACTTCTTCATTAATGATTTCGTTAATGATGTCATCAAAGTCAAACATGCTTTCTTTGGCTTGCTTCTTCTCGTCTGATGTATCGCCAGTCACTTTGTATTTCTTACCGTCTACTTCAAATTCTTTTTTGCCTTGTGCAATAGCATCCTTTCTAGCACCAGTAAACTTGTTTTGCTCGCCAATCTTGCGGCCAAACATCTGTATACCAGCAACAAGGTTTTCTTCTTCTAAACCATTTAAGAAGCCAACAACTGCATCACGTGTCTTACCACTAACTTTAGCAAACGAATTCAATTTTTCTTCAATTGCATCAAAGTTTTCCAAAGTTTCTAGCTCTTGGCCAGTTTCTAGTGCCAACTCTCTTAGAAGGCTATCGTTAAGATCAGTATCATTAACAAATGAAGAGGAAAGCATGCCTGAACATTCGTCCATAAAGTTTTTTGCAGCCATCATGATGATAGGTTTGATTTCTTCATCTGGGTGGCCAAACTCTGGATTCATTCTGAAACGCATCATGCATTCGTTGCATGCGTCTTCCATAGTATAACCGCTGTCCATTAGTTCTCTAACTGTGGACTCCAGCATTTCTTTCATTTTATTATATTTAGGTGAGTCTGCATACTGTCCTTCGGAAAGCATAGTATGTGCTACATCACGTATACCCAAGAACTTTGCGTACTCTGGGTCTAGTTGAAATTTTTTATTACTATTGCGTAGTTTAACTAATACGTTATTTGATGCTTCAATTAATTGTTCTAACTTCTCTTTTGAAGGGAAACTTTTAACTGATACACCAAATTCCTTTTCTAGAAGGGTATTCAGTTTGCTAATACGCTTAGTTGGTGTTTGGTTAAATTCTTTTAAAAACATAAGTCTATTCCTGCTTCAGGTTCTCATAGTACTTATTTATCTTTTTTTAAAAATTTTAGATAGCAGCTTGGAGGTCAGATAACAGATGCTTCATGGCCATTTGTGATTCTCTCAATCTGATTTCTGTATATTCTGCTTTAAAGTCATCATTGGTGGTGGTAATTATATGCATATAATGCATACAATCCTGGTTATGCTTGCTGATAGCCTTGCACAATTCATTTATGCGTTTACTTTTAGTTGGTACGCTCTTTTTGTTTTTGTTGTAACGATCACACATTTGTTGTGCTAGAGATTTAGATGGGAAATTGTCATGGTAAACACGTTGATTAACATAATCAAAAACATCAAACTCATTATATTTGTTTGGCCTTACCACAAAGACACCACGTTTAGCCACATTGTTTGATAATGTATCCAGTCTTTTAGCAAGGTCGCGTTTATTAAACTTTTTGCTTTTGGGGGTGGATTTTGTAACCAATTTTATGTTCTCTTTTTACTTTGTGTAATACATTACGTTTGTGTAATTCTTCTGCAAGATGACACTCACGCTCACTTAAAGTATTTACGTCTACAAAATTGGCCATATCAATTTTATTGAACAGGCGGGCTTCATCACTGGATATTAACGTAACAATGCCGTGTTTACATTTTACTGCTTTCATTTAGCCACCTGCATGCATAGCAGCCATATGCTTTTTATATTTCTTGGTGCCTTTCTTGTGGGGGCTTTTGCCTTCTGTTTTCTTTTTCTTTTTCTTTTCGTCTGAGCTGTGACCAAATGTTTTATGAACCAATTTGTCTAACTTCTTGTGGAACTCGTCCTCTTGTTTACCTGTAGCATCTTCGTTTTTTTTCTTTTTAGGAAACACAGATGTATTTTTGCGTTTGATCATTTTGCCCATGGGTTGTGCTACTGTTGCCACAGCACCAGCACTGGTCATTTCGCTAATAATATCGTTTTGTACTATATCAGTAATCTTCATAATTGTATTTATCTATTTCTTTTTGCCGCCTTTCATGTTGGCACACCAGTGATACATTTTTCCTTTCTCACCACTGTACTTTTTTGCTTTTGCACGGAGACTACTCACTGAGCCTTTGCAACTGGCTCCAGCCTTCTT